GGTCTTCATCCCGGCATTCGCGCGGGCGGCCCTGCAACCCCAACCAGCAATGCCGCCCGCGCTGGCGCCGCGACCATCATTGCACTAACAATCAAATTGGACCCGTCCGTGGGGGCCGATCAGTTGCTGTAGACGTGCGGGAAAGGCCATGGGTTACCGTCAAACCAATGAAAGGGTGGATTCAACCGCGCCCAGCTGATATCTGGCCGGCATGATTAGAAGCGTTTGCATGTTGATTGTCGGGTTTGGCGCCTTAATCCAAGGTGTTCTTCGCCTTGGAAATCCTGCCCAGGCAGTAGAAAAAACGGGCTGGTTATATCAGCAGTTCGGAGACCAAGGCGTGGCTATCGGCATGATCGCCATGGGTGCCGTCGCATTGGTCATAGGGGCCATTATGTTCAACAACACCTGGATTCGTGCTATTCGCGCTCGGCGACAGCGGTAGCCATGGCTACCTCGGCACCTCAATGAGCTGAAAAGACGCATCGGGAAACTTGCCTTCACCAATTTCCCATGTCCGCGGCATGAGCCGCATATTCATAACAGGGTCTTTGAATCGCACCGTCGCGCCGACAGTGATGTAGGACGGCAGAAAGGGCTCAACTTTCACCTGCACGCTCGTGCTGGCCGCTGTGGCGTCGGCAACGATGCGGGCGATAAAGTTGTAGTCGCCAATCGTGAAGCCCACCAAATCGCCGTTCGTCAGCTTCAGCCCCACTGCGACCCCGTTTAATGTAAGTGTATTGCCGTTGATCGCGCCCAGTGAAGCCGTACCGGCAATCGCCGGATTGTTCGCGTCGCCCCAGTAGGCTTGAGGAATGCAAACATGCTTGGGGGTATAGTGCACCGTCACCTGACCGCCGCGGCACCGATCGATGAAGGCCTCGAGCCTCTGGCGGTGCGCGTTCGTCATCGCTTTTATTTTCGCCGTCCATGTCCAGAACGGATCGCCTTTCTCGATCGCGGATATAGCCCTATCCCCGTACTGAGACATGGAAACCGGGCGGTTCAGGACCGGGAAAGTCGGCTGATATCGAAGGCCAGTCGGAAGTAGTTCAGCCATTACTTTGCCAACCCTCTTGAGTTTACCTGCCGCAGATCACGCGCTGTTCGAACGGCTCCCGACTTATCGTAGGAAGCCAGTCCCTGTTTGACGTTGCGCTGTGAGATGCGTTCGACCTCGGCCTGCCAGTTGCCGTCGCGATCCACAAAGACACGAACATCGGCAATGCCGGTTTGGGCCTGCTGCGACGCAGCAGATGAGCGCAGGATCGGCATGGATGGAGCGCGCAAAGGTGAGCCGCCATCCTTCAGCCCGATAACATGGCCGCTATTGATGGCTTCCAGCAAAGCACGGTTGCGCTTTGTGGCTGCCGCATTCACGACGAATTCCTCGTCGCTCAGCATAGTCGGGATTTTATCACCACGCGGCCCGCCTGGACCGCGAACAATTCCACCGCCTGCGCGCTTTACCGGTCCACCGTTCTTGCGAAAGATGCCGCCCAGAGCGCCGAATAGGTTGAAGCCGCCCTTGTCGGTATCGAAGATGTTCGCAAGGCCGATTTCAATCAGTTTATCGGCGATCTTTCCGAGTGCGTTCGCAAAGGTTTCGGCAGCACTGGCGCCATTGATAAAATCGTTAGCAATCCCACCGACGAGGTCCTTTTGGAAAGCCGCCATATCTTCAGCGGTTTCCCGAATGCGGTTTTGCGCCTCGGCAAGCTTGTTAGCCTCTGCGCTGGCAAGGGCCCACTGATCTGCTGTGGCGGCAATTTGTGCTCGCAGTTCCGGAGTGAGTGCAACACCCGCCTTTTGCGCCGCATTGAGCAATTCCTGCTCAGTACGCGCCTTCTCCATGGCATAGCCATAGTCGTTGATCAGCGGGTTGATCTGGCGCTGTGCTTCGGTCTCTGCGACAAGGGCGGCTGTGCGGTCGGCGATACGTTGAATGTCGCTGTCGAAACGCTCGGCGGGAGTTTTCTTCGTTCGACCCTTCTTCTTATCGTCTGGTGTCGTGGCGATACCGCCGCCGTAGCCCGATGGGGTTGAGGCGAGGATCTTTTCGGCGCGCTTCTGCTGAACTTCGAGCTTATCGACCGCACCAGCTAATGCGATAGCATTGTTGCCAGCGCTTTCAGCGGCATGTTCAAACGGCTCGAATTTCAAGCCCGTCATTCTATAGAATGTTTTGGCTCTTTCGTCGGCGGCGTCGGCGTCTGCGCTTGCCTGCGTGTACGCCGCCTTGGCTGCTTCAAGCTGCAGACTAATCTGCTTCGTCAGTTCAGTCTGATACTGACGAGAAGCTGAAGCAGCATTTTCCAGCGCAACCTTGTTTTCGTCGACAGCATCGCTGAATGATTTCGCAGCATGGTCGCCAGACGACATATTGTTATAAAGCAAATAGACGGCACCTGCCGCAGCCCCGGCCAAGAGGCCGATTGGCCCAAGCGACGCACTGAAGGCGGCAACTACGCTCGTACCTGTGCGGAGTGCGGTCAGGAACGAGCCCAACGCAACAACAGCCTGGCCTAGTCCGACCACCACCCCAGCGATTGCCCGCCCAGTGAACGCGGTAATCAGCACTGTCGCAAAGGCTGCGACGACGTCGGCTATTTCTTTGAAGTTGTCAGCAACATACTGCAGCGCCTGAACCAGCTGCCTACTCGCGCCAGCTGACTTATCGGCATTGCCGATATAAGCGGTAAACTCGTTATTAATCTGCGTGAACGCGTCGGCAATGGTCGCGTTCGTTGCCTTGAACTGGGCCTCAATGCCCTTTTGTGCATTCAGGATAGCCTTGAACACGCGATCAGACGTCAGCTTCCCGTCAGCACCAAGCTGCTTCAAGCCTGCGATCGTGGTCTTAAACTCGTCAGCAATCGCCTTTGCAATAACCGGAGCGTTTTCACGCAGGGATCGCAGTTCGTCACCTTGCAGCACGCCAGAACCCAAAGCTTGTCCAAGCTGGAGGATGCCGGCGGCTTGTTCCTGCGCAGATGCTCCACCAGCCTTAAAGGCTTTCGAAACAAGCGACGTTGCCAAAGCAACTTCGTCTTCCGACTTGGCTACGGCGGAGGCCGACCTGATCAGGCGGGCATACAGGTCAGTATAGGCTTCAAGACTTGTTCGTGCTTCGTTAGCCCCGTCCTTCAATTCATTCAACGAGCGAGCGCCGACGCCAGCCGCGGTCGCGGACGATCGAATGAGGTTACCGGCCTGTGTCCAAGCATCCGCATACTGCATCAGCTCGCGCGTACCTAACGCGGCAGTAATGCTGGTCAAAGGGGCCGCGAGGTCTCGCATCGTGCCTTTGCCAATGTTTCCAAGTGCCGCATTGATGCGCTGTACGCTGACATCTGCGGACTTCTCCATCTGGCGCATCTGACGCGTAAACTGTCCGCGCTGCCGATTGATGGCGTTTTCCAATCGCTTGAAATCGGCTGAAAATTGAACGACAAGAGATTCAAGGTTGGTTGCCATGGGATATCCGATGCGGTGGGGAATTATTGTGGCGGTCTGCTCGCAGTGACGGGCGCACAAGCGCAGGACCACGATGCGGAGTTCACCGCAGCGGTAGAAAAGTGCTGGAACCAGCCCTATACAGAGGAACCAACTCCGAAGTTGGTTTGGAATGTCGAAATCGATGACCGAGGCGAGCTGGTAGATATAACCGCCGAAACGCCGAAGCCCGCGGGTGCTTATGGGCGGGCAGTAGTGGAAAGCCTCAAACGCGCACTAATGCGATGCACGCCGTACAAATTCCCCGCAGGCTCTTACAAGTTGATTGTTGACAAGAACACCGAAGGCGCAAAGTCGCTCGATCCTTATAAATAGAGCCTAAGATACGATTCGGCTGCCGTATCATCTTGCATTTTACCCGCCCAATTGATTACAAAAGACCAAAGTTTGGGGGTGGGCAATGAAATCAAAAATAGCTTTTGTCGCTTTCGCGGCTCTCTTGGTAGGTGGGTGTCAGTATAAGGCTGAACCAGTAAGCGTTGCTGCCTATAACGTTTATTCATCCTACGATGGTAAACTGCCCGGCAAATATCTGCTATATGTCGAAAGCGCTAAACTTGATAAGCCTATTAAGCCATCAGATTATAATTGTGCGGCGCATACCTTTCCACTCGCGCTTTCAAACAGCTTCTCCGGTTCAGTGAGAAAGACTTTTCAAAATCTCGTGTCGGAATTGGAAGTGGTTAACCAGCCGGTAGACCGCGACGGCCTTCGCGCACGAGGCGCGAAAGGCATGATTATTGTCCGAGGAGAAGATGTTGACGGTAGATTGCGTCTTGTCCCAGGTCTTTGGACCGCTGGAATGGAAACAAGCGTAGAAATTTCCGCGTCAATCACAGTTGACGGTCCATCTGGACGCTTACTTGGTACCACGGTTTCTGGCAATGGCAACGCCCAGGCTGATGCGGGGTTCGCATGCGAAGGCGGGGCGAAGTCTCTTGCCGAATCTGCAGAAAAAGCAATGAAGGAAACACTTGGACGATTGGGGGAATCGTTGGTGAATTCGGAACGGGTACGCAAGGGGAGCTAATCCCTACCCCTCGCTCACCCACTCCCAAAGCTCGTCTTTTTCCGCCTGGCTCAAACCACCATCGTCAGTCGAGTTAGCTTTGACGTACCCGTCAACGGCAGCCATGAACTGCCACATGGACATTCGCCTTACTTCTTGCGGCGTGAAGCCGAGCGCCGCGCCGTTGCCGTAGACCGCGGCAAATCTGACTTTTCCGTTTGGGAGGCTGTCGAGTTGCTCTCCGTCCGATTTGCCGGCGCTTGCTCCCCCACCGGCTCTTCCGGCACGCCTTGAATGCCAGCCTGCAGGATGACGGTCGCGAAAACGATATTCTCGGCAGGCGGGCGCTTTTCGATGTAGGTTCGCACGAGTTTCGTGGCGGCCGTCGGCTCCAAGCCTCCACCAATCAGACCCTGCCGGATAACATGAGCAATATCGCCGACGCGGCACTGTTTGGTGAAAAGCCGCTCCAGTATGACCCAAGGACCTGCATCGCACGCTTCCTGCAATGCTTCCAGTTCGCCCCACCCCAGGCGGAAGGTATAAGTACCATCCGCCCAGTCGAGCTCAATTTTAGCATCTCTGCTCATTAGGGAGCCGTCGCTGCCGAAGTACGGACCATCTCGCCGTCGGATTGCAGCGACACATTGAGTGTAGCCCGCTCGCCGTTGTTGGCGCCGATTTCGAGGCTCTCAGCGTGCATTTTGCCAGTATAGGTGTAGGTCGTGGCAGGAAACTCGATTTCAACCTGTACCGGGATGGAGTCGATGCTCTCACCTGCATCCAGCCAATCCTCAACGGATTCTGAAGCTAGCACGCCTTCGCCGCTAATGCTCATTGAGAGCGATGCGGCGTCACGACCGATCCAGTCGACCTTGTCAGGATTTTCACAATCCGGGATCGAGACTTCATTCAGGTTCTTGGTTAGCGTAATCGATCGCTGGGTAAAGCCACATGGTGCTTTATACACGATCGGCGTTGCGTCATTGCCGATCTTAACGCGGACCTTGCCGCCTTTGATCGTCGTAGCTTGAGCCATTGCGGCCTCCATACGAAAAAGACCACCCAGAGGGCGGTCTATAGATAGATTTTTGGGGTGGTCGGCGTGGACGCCCTAGGGCTGCTCGATGATCGCCGTGTAACGGATCGACGCATGATTGATCGCGCCGTCCTGTATGTAGTCAGTTCGCCAGTAGTCGAATGTCACGAGGGCATTAGATGCCAAAGCAGGCTCCCACCCTCGTGTTGCGAGACGCACTGCGTTTGCGATGTCGCGCATCTGCTTTTTGGCTGGCTCAATCGACCAGACATCCAGTTGGAAAATGATATCGTCAGCGAAAATGCAGTCGGCGTTTGCCTGTTGAGCGCTCGACGCGCCGATGCTGACATACGGAAAGATCGAGGGTGAGACTTGCCCTTGGTCATTCGTCGGCGGGTTATCGTAGCTGCGCTGACCAATCAGCGAGACAAGCGCGGGAAAGCTGCGCAATCGCTGAATAATTGCGCCCTGAAGTTCTAAAACCGGGTCCATTAGCGGTCCGCCGCTATCTGTTTGGCTGCCTTGGTGATTGCTCTAGATACCCGGGCCCGCGCGCTGCGCCGCTTAGCTCGCCATGAGACGTAAAAGAAAGGTTGCGCCTTGGACCCAGGGTTGAATGTTCCAGGGAACATTCCGCCGTTCACGTGTGGCGCACTGCCGAATTCGACCAGATGTGCGTAACGCACCTTGGAATTGCCGGCGTAAATCGTGATTGTCAGCTTGCCGTCATTCGACTTAACGCTGCCGATGCGCTGGCTGTATTTGGGGGCGGTACCCCACGTCCAACCGATGCTTTCCATCAGTTCGCCATCATCGACGGGAACAAGGTTTTGCATCATGTTGACGATGTCCAGCGCGCCTTGCTCCATAGCGGCTTTGACAAGTGTTTCAGCAACTTCCGGGAATTTCTTGAGCTTTATCTGCAGGCGATCCAGACCTTTTATCTTAACCGCCATCACGTTTCCTCGCCTTCAACAACGAGCATTTCCAAATAGGCATTGCGCTCGTCCGAATTGACGACAGTCTTAATGCCGAACACCCGGTTCGGCTTGTCCCCAGTCTTCCCAGCCCGAGCGTCGTAAGCCCGCCACGATGCCGTAATCTGCCTTGCCGCGGTGCTGCTGCGAATGATCAGATTATACGGCTGCATGGACTGCATTCGCGCTGCCATGACACTTTCGGCATTGCTGCCGTAACGCGGTTCTAGCCTTCCGGGCACGGTGAACTGGTCAACCCACTCACCGCGAGTCCCGCCAAAGCCGTCGTCCACTTCCTGCCTGACCTGAAACGTCAAACGGCAATTCAGGCTGCCGGCACCTGCGCGCTTCGCCATGCTTCAGCCTCGTCTTTTGTGGGAGTTGGAAGTCGCTCGGCTTTGCCAGCAGCGATGGCGCGGTTAGCGCAAGGCGTGGTCACCAGACCGACATAGCCCGCTGGATAGCAGATGGTCACCGCAGGCTTGGGGATGAAATCATATGTCGCGATAAATCGGAGCCAGGGCATTGATCACTCCGTAAGAAAAGGGCGCCGTAGCGCCCTAAAATCAGTACCCTCTTCTGATGTAATACCCACCGCGATAGTGGTGACGATGGTGATTACGCCAGCCGTTATGTCTGTAATAGCGGTGTGAATGCCACCGTGGCCCACGGTAATGGCGGTGGTGCGAGCGCCAATGATGGCGCTTGTAGTAATGCCGCTTCTTCCAGTGTTTCCGCGAATGATGTCCACGATGATCCCGGACCTGCTCAACATTGGAGCTAATGTCCGGCTTTGCAACGTTGATTGTTGGTGCAGCTTGCGCAGCACCTGCCCCGATCAGCAGCCCGACGCCCAGAACCCCAGCAATAAGTCCCTTAACAAGCTTCATTCTGCATACTCCTTTCAAGACGCATCCTGAAGGATTATGCATGAACTTGCGATGAACAGGAAAGCCGAACGCTACTCTTCCGCCGGCAACGTGCGCCAAACCCGATATGGCGCCAACAGCGCCCGAACGTGACGCGGCAGAACGGCATTGCCTTCGGCCTTCATGTCTGGCTCGCGGTTCTCGTACAGATCAGCCGCAATCAACAAGATCGCTGCCGTTATGGGCGGCGTAACAATAATGCCGTCCGGCAGGGTAGGCGTCGCACCGGTAGCAACGATCTCCCTGTCGACATATTCGACGACGATCGTTTCCGCTGCGGTCAGATAGACTTCCAGCTCGACATCTTCGTCGTCATGAAACACACGAAGGTGTTTCTTCAGTAATTCCAGGTCAACCAGTGCCATCGCCACCACCCTCCGGCGGCGTTTCAGTCTCCGGTTCTGGCTCTGGGGCCGGATTTGGATCGACGATTCCCGCCCCGATGTAGCTCGCCACCCGGCGCTTGCGTGTCTTCGTGTCGGCCATCGCCAACCTCCGTAACCTTCTCGACATAACCAAGCGCCAGAAGCGGTCCGGCTTGCCAGTTTGGCAGATTGGCGACCATGCCTTCGTCCAATCGGCCGTAATTGCCGACCAAGGTTTTCAGCGCTTTGATTTTCATGATTTCCTCGTGAAAAGGGGCGCCGAAGCGCCCCATCAGCGATTAAGGAGTTGCAGGCGGATTGACGTCGCCGGTCACGAAGGCCTCTGGACGGTAAACCGCCAGCGCGAGACGCTCTTCGATACGGATCGTGAACATGTTGTTCTCGAAGTCCTTATCGTTCTCGCTGGACAGAAGCACTTCGACGCCCATTCGGTCGAAGATTTGCGCACCGAGATTGAACGCACCGGTCAGGAACTTGCCCGCAGAAATTGCCTGGGTCTGAACGACCGGTAGATTCCACAGCGAAGGACCGATTGGGGACTGGGCATTGCCGACGATGTAGTTGCCGCCAAGATCCTTGGTCAGCTCGATCTTGGTCCAGTCCGTCGGATGCAGAACGAAGCCGCTCGCCGGGTACTCGGCCAAAATGACCTGCAGGATTGCCAGTCGGAGTCGGTCAATCGCAGTTTCGTTCTCCGGAGTGAATGCCGGAGCGAAGGCCGATGCCTGCGGGAGAATGCCGTGCAGGTTCTGACCAGTACCGTCACCGTTCAGAAGCTGTCCTTCTTCAACGAACTTGAGCCCGTACGTGCCGCGAGCGTTGATATAGCTTGCAAGGCCCGGAGCATCATCGAGGATCTGCCGGCTCGCCTTGAAGATATGGGCCAGCGTGCGAACAGGCGTGGTTTCCATATCGAAGGTCAGGTCAGACTTCGGCTTCTGCGTGCCTTCTGCGACCGGCGCAGCGCTGTTCGTAAAGCCCGTTTCCTTGACAAATTCGACGCTTGCGGCCGAGGTCTGGCCGGGAGCAATCAGGTCGCGGATCGTCAGCTGGCGATTAGGCGGGGCAATGATGCCTGGCACGCGCTGTCCCGGTACGAGCGAGGTTCCAGCCGAACGACCGGCACCGACAGTGGTATTGCCCGAGGTAATGTCAGCGCGTTCCATGCCGACACGGATCGAACCGCGCCATGCGCCAGACACATCGGTCGACTTGAACTTTTCGGACGCCACGACGATATCGCCAACGTCCTGCGGGCCCTGCGCAACGTCATCGCGTTCACGAGCGGCGCGCTTTTCCAGTTCGCTAATTCGGGTCGTGGTGTCTCCGAGTTCAGACAGCGCCTTGTCGACCTTGCCGGTCAGCTCGGTGGATACTGTACCGTGCTGCTGAAGCTGCGTGGTGAAATCGGTCGCGAGATTGCCGACCTTTTCCTTGATAGAAGCCAAAGACTGGCCAAGCTCGCCGATCTTCTCGGCAAGAGAAACTTCGGACATTCGTCCTCCTGATACTAAATGGTGAAAGTGCGTGTTTCGGCTAAAAGCCGATCTAGGGCCGCCGAAACAGCGGCGTTTTCCGCATCAGCATCAGGTTCCCCCTGATGTTCCTTGAAGTAGAGCGATGCGGCTCGCTCCGCTTCCGAGTTCGACAAGCCGATCAGTCCCCTGATCCCGTTTTCGAATTCGCGTTTGGTGATTACTTCGCCAGAGGCCATTTTGTGGGCCAACAGTTGTGCGGCTTCTGCCTTTGCGGCGTTGGCCGCCTTTACGCGGCGGACATATTCCGGCTCGGTGTTCGCGCCCAATCCGGCCAAGGTCTCGTCAAGTGTGGCAATACGATCAGCCATACCCCGGTCGATCAGCGCTTCAGAGTAGAACACCCTGCCCTGACCAAATCCGTCTTCTACTTTGGATTTCGTGACGCCACGCCCATCGGCAACGCTCTGCAAAAACCGGCCATAGGAGCGGTTTACACTGTCCTGAATGTAGGCCAGCGTGTCCTTTCCGAGCGGTTCGGTTTCATTGCCTTCGACCTTGTGCTTGCCTGCCGAAATGTAGGTGCGCTTGACGCCAGCCTTTTCCAACGCGGCAGAGATATCGTCGTGTGCCGTATAGACACCAATCGACCCCGCACGCCCGGACGGCGTAACAACGATTTCGTCGGCAGACGACGCAATCCAGTAGGCAGCGCTCGCAGCCAGCGAGTTCACTTGCGCTATGATCGGCTTTTCGCCGCCGCGCAGTTTACGAATTTCCGTTGCGAGTTCGTCCGTGCCCGGTACCGAGCCGCCAGGACTATCAATATCAAGAACAACGGCCTTCACATCCTCGTTGGAAAGTGCCTTATGCAGCTGTCGCTTGATGCCGGCGTAAGACGTGCCGCCGCTCATCGCGGAGAAAAGATCCATTCTGTCGGCCAATACGCCATAAACCGGGATCACTGCGACCTTGCCGTCAATTTCAGCGATTTCCTTCGCTCGAGCATCAGAAACAGCCGCTGCAAATTCAGGTGTGACGAGCTTGTCGCCCGCCACACGTGCCGCAAGAACATCAGCCAGTACGGCCAGTTTTTCGCGCTGAATCGCCCACGGTTCGGCCTCGAAGGCCGTCAAAATGTGTTCGAATTTCATGATTTTCCCTTATCCAGCGCTTGGCTGCACATCATTCAACGGCAACCCGCCGTTGTGTCCGACCATGGACAGTGGCTGCATGGTGCCGTTGACGATCAATTCGTCGCCGCCATCCATCTTTGGCTTATTCTCGTAAGCTCTGGCCTCGTTCGGCGTGTAAATGCCGTTCTGGGTCATCTTCTGCAGGAACTCCGCCCTCGCCTGACTATCGCCACGCAGCAGACCTTCCATATTGAACTTCACGACAGTCGTTTTGCGGGTCTTTGCATCAAGCAAGTCGCGGTAGATCGCGGATTCAATGCTTTTCAGCAGTGGCGCCAGGCATGTCTTGGTGAACTGCAGGATCAATTGCTCGATCCCGCTGCCCCACGTCGTCGTGCCATTCGCGGCATGACCGATCATGACCGGTGGAACGCCGAAAATGCGGCAGATCTGCTCGACGCTGTACTGGCGCGTCTCAAGCATCTGCGCGTCTTTGGGGTTGATGGTGATCTGCGACGGGGTGAGACCCGCCTCCAGCACCGCAATCCCTCCTGCCTTGTCGGCACCGGCAAATGCCTGCAACGATTCCGCAATCTGCTTGCGCTGATCGGGCTTCAGAACCTGGTCCGATGACAAGACGACCGAAGCCATCATGCCGTTTTTGAACATACGGCCAGACGTTTTTTCGCCAGCCATGGCGTTGCCGATCACATTGCGCTGCGCGGCAATAGGCGAAAGGCCACGATCACAGCCAGGCATGACCAATCCGCGGACATGAAGCATGTCTTCTTCGCGGATTTTACGGACACCACCCTTCTTGCCGTTTTTGTACTGCTCGGTGACCTCGTAATAGCGGTTGTTCCGATCATCCCGCTTCACATCAACGCAAAGCGGATTGAACGGGTTTAACGCTACCAGGCGACCGCCATTTTTCTTCTTTTCGGCGAAGAAATTGCCATCAAGACACAGGCAAAGGGCAGCCATACCCCAGAAATCTGACGCACTATCGTCCAAGTTCGGCAAGTCGTGCAGCAGTTCGTACAGCGGATTCTCATAATCGACGTCAACGCCATCGCCCTTGTAGACATTGCAGGGCAGCGTTTTCACAGCATTGGAAATCAGGTTCACGCACGCCCAGACAGCATCAAGCTGCATGGCGTACTCATAAGTGACCGTCTCGCCGCTTGTCGTCGACATTCCAAAGAATGCGCGCCATGGGCCGGAAAGAAGCCCGAAAGGCTTCCCGACCCAAGTCAAAAGGCCCATGGGCACTCCTACCAGGTTATAGTGATCATGTTGTTGACGAAGTCGTCCAGATTGCCGGTTTCTTCGGGCTCAACCTCGCGAGCCTTAAGCCCGGCAGCCATAGCCGTCGCGACTGCACCGTCGATACGAAAGCGCGTCTTGCTCTTGTCGAGTTTACGATTGCCACTGGCGTCCGAGACGGCGATTGCATTGGCAAAACAGAAGGCTAGCACTGGATTTCCGTCGTGCTTGAAGCGCCGATGGATAAATGACGCCTCAAGCGCTTCTACAGCTGGCGACATATCACGATAGCCTTGGCCCCACGGCACTAACCGCAGCGCGCCGTCGAAAGGCTTGTCCTTGCCTTCGATATAGGCATCGACGCCGATCCGCTGGAATTCGACCAGCAACTGTTCGATGCGCCAGCGGTCATAAGCCAGCCCGCGAATGGAATAGTCATCGCGGATTTCGGCGATACGGCTGGCTACATAGGAGTAGTCAACTGCGCGACCGGGTGGCGTTTCGAGCCAGCCGTCTTTAGCCCACAGGTCGTAAGGAGCACGATCTCGCTTGGCGTGATCCAACAGGAAGTCATGTGGCTTCCAGTGCCAGGCTTTCACGCGCTCCACGCCGACGGTGGCGGATATACCAACCAGTGACGTCAGATCGTGCACGCCAGAAAGATCGAGCGCGAGATAGATATCTTCGCCCAGCATTAGCGTGTCGCCGGTTTGGCAGGCCTTCCATTCCGACCTTGGGATAAGCGGCGAATTCTGGTCGACGCGCTGATTCAGATACAGGTTTCGAAAACTGGCTTCCATCGACGGCATTCTGCTTGCCTGAATAGCCAGCGCGCTCAGGTCTTCGACGCTACGAAAGTCTCCCAGTGCCGGGTTTGCTGCCCTCCACGCATCCTCGTCCATAATTTCCGCTTCATCGTCGGCGCAATAAAGATGGACAAGGACAGTGGCGTCATTTGCGACCAAGCCATCGTCGATCAATTTTGAAAGCGGGTGCTCAGGATCTGGCGACTGTGTGGAGATCACAATGCCCAGCGGCTCTTTTCGGGCGCCCTGCGAAGTGTTCATTACCTCGTAGAGTTCCTGATTACGCGACTGCGCCAGTTCGTCATAAATCCAGACAGACGGGTTCAAACCATGCTTAGTACCGGCGTCCGCCGACAGCGCTCGATAGAACGAACCGTTTTGTTTGCAAACCACCGTCTTTGTCGATGGCACGATGTCGAGAACCTGTGAAAGCTCCTCGTCGGCATCAATAAGCTGACGCAGAAACTTGAACACCTGCCCCGCCTGCTCGCGGTCATTTGCGGCAGAATAGATTTCGCCATTCTTGATGGCTTCCGGGCCAATGAGATGAGCCAATGCGATTGCAGCGATAATCGCTGTCTTGCCGTTCTTACGAGCAACCGAGAGAATTGCGCGCCTAACGCGCCGGTTTCCGTCAACATGCGGCGCATACAAATCTCGAATGAACTGCTTTTGCCAAGGACGAAGCCGCATAGGCCCGCCTTGACCCTCACCGCTGGGGACGCGTAGCAGTTCGATGAACTTGATAACCTGTTCCGCGCGGTCCAGCCCTGCTTGGTCGACGCCTTGTCCGCGCTTTGCCCAATCAGGCCGCTGTAAACTCACGTATTATCACTTCTCCCCGCCGATAAGCCCGGCGAATTTGCTCTTCGGCTTTTCCGTTTGCGGCGTCAAAGCCGCGCGCGCTTTTGGATCAAGACCCAGCCTGTCGCCCATGCTCATCATGATGCGAGCTGCTTCGTTCTTGATCTTGAACCAAGGATTCACGGTGAGATTGCCGGTCGAACCAGCAACGAGTGCCGGTGCGATCTTAAGCGCTTCAGTCGCGCGTTTGTGGTCGGCCCATGCCGCAGCATAAACAGCAATACCGCCCGCGTCGGTAGCGGCGTAGGTTTCTGGCGGCATGGCCGAAACGATCATCTCGAAGCATTCGCGGGCATCCTCATCCAGATAATTCGGGATGTAAACGTCACCGGAAGGGCGGATTGAAGCCGCCCTTTTCTTTCGTTTGCCCGGGTTGCCCTTCAGCGCTTGCATTTCGGGCGTTTCGGGCCTTGGACCCCTGGCGCCCATAAATATCACCTGTCAAAAATAAACTTCAAAACTTGCGGGATAACGCGTTCGAGTTCCCCGCCGCTCCTGTGCCTGCGGACTCGCACGCTTTTTGATCCCCCCGGGGGGATCATCCTATTGGCCACCCGTCCGCAGAAAACCGCACGACAGTCTCCCCGCGCTCTTCGCGCTGTTTGATCCGATCATGACACGACTTGCAAAGGGACATGAGATTGTCAGAATCCCAGAAAAGATCTTCGTTTCCTTTATGAGGAGTGCGATGGTCGCAAATTGTTGCGGGTTCGACGTCGCCGGCCTCTAGGCAATAGAGGCAGAGTGGCGACTGCATAAGGTGACGCTCGCGCATCTTAAGCCAACGTGATCTCTTATAGAGATGCTGCCAAGAGGCGCTTTCACCGCGCTGCTTGTGATTTGCCATGGCAACCTTACAAATAACGCCTATTGTTAAGCCTGTTTTAGAAAAAGAAACAATATATAAACGACGCGCACAAAAAGACTAATCGAAGATACGGCAGAAAAAATCCAAATACCTTTATATACAAACGGAGCTTCGCCAAGCGGCCCCAAAACAAAGAACCCCACTAGAGAGACTATTAAGAGCAATAATCCACCCAGCTCAGCCTCCAATATATAACGATAGAAAATACCATTATAACCGGAGCTGACTAGTTTCTTAAAAACCGGGCTTCCAGTAAGACCCACAACGATAGCCTTGGCCGTGACTAAAAACCCGACAATTACAGCAGATACTGTACCGGTAGCTCCAATCAAAGCTGACGCATCGAAAGGGAATATCCCCCCGAGATAATGCCACCATAGCAAACAGAAGGCTAGTGGCACAATGTAAGGCCATGACGCTTCAAGTATTTTGCCGCTCATCGCTCCACCCTGGGTAAACGCCCACTATCAACCCATTCTCTAAGTGTTCTCCCAAGAGCGTCCCATCGCGTTTGCCTTGCATACCTAGCGCCCGCTCCGAGGGGTAGCGTTACTTCCTGTGAAATCCGATCACTCACAAGGTTTACTGCGTCCACTTTGTCCTCTTGCGTTGGCTTTCCACGAACTATTGCCGACTTTACTGCGTTTCCCAGCTTTTCGATGTCATTGATAATCCCGCGAATTCCGCGGTCACCTAACGCTCCATCCCTCGATGCGCTTGCTACGAGGCCGATTTTGATAGTTTCAACACCATCTGGCAACGGAGCACTTAGTATGCTAGTGAGACTCCTGCCAGCCTCTAAATCCGCTTCCTGAGCGCCTGGTACGCTAACAGTTAGCTCTACAGATTTGTAAATTCCCCAACGCCGAAGTCGCGCGTAGGCATCCGGTTTCAATACGGCACCCAGTCTAAAACCAAAGAGATTCTCATCACCCGCGCCGTTATCTATTTGGCCACCACCGAAAAAAACGTCCGCTGAGTAAAGGTACTTTTCAATACCATTTGAGCGGGGTCCAAAATGGTTGTATTGTATGGCCATATAACGAGTATCTGGGTCAAAGGCGAACGCCGTGTCTTCTCCAAATGAGTGCCCCTCGTCGAGAGCGATACCCTCCAATGGAGCGCCTCGACCCATTCTACCGGGGCCATGGCCATTGCGTGGTGCCGCGAAATCAGCAAACCAGAAACCATTCTGGCCAATCGCTTGCTCCAATCGAATAGATCGCTCTCCCATATAATGCCGGTCCCCTAGATCGGAATTATTGATGAGCTCAAGCAACCGCTCTAACCTTCTTGCCCCGTTTTGCTGCACTCTAAACGCAAATATTTTCATGATTCCCGCCCAATTGAAGCCAACTAGACGATCGTGCTTGCCCGCGATTAAGTCAACTGCAGTTAGTCAAATGGCGCGTTTACCTTCGAACTGGTGCCCTAGCGAGGGATCGAACCCCGGACCATCCGCTTACAAGGCGGCTGCTCTCCCATCTGAGCTACACGGGCGATTGGTTGCGGGCATCGGGATCGAACCGATCATATCCGGCTTATGAGACCGGCGAGCACACCAGCGCTCTTGCCCGCTGAAATTGAATGGAACAATTAATCGATGACGCCCGTTCTCTCCTCGTAATCGAAAAGGAGAATGAAATGGCACAGACCACCGTTTCCGAACAAATCGACGCACTGCGCAAGGAAATCAGCAGCCTATCGTCCCGATTGTCAGATCATCTCGGGAATCTATCCGGCGCAACCGACGACGCCCTCGCGTCCACGAAGGACGCGGTGAATGTGCTCGCCGAAGGGGCACGTGAACGTGGCCAGCGTGCTGTGCAATACGCACGACAAAATCCCGGAACCGCATCGGCGTGGGCATCCGTCGGTCTGGTGGCCTTGGTTGCATGCATGCTCATGAAGGGCCGCGGCAGTCGATACCGGTAGATTCCGTTGAGCCAGCCAGTTGAAACAGACTATCGCGGACCTGGCCGCCAGTCGGTATCAATCCTTCCTTCCTCAGCTTTATGGAAATACTGGGAGCAGACCAACCAACCCTTAATTGGTCTCAACAACAGAACACATGCAATCACGATGATTGGCAGGGTCGTGATTGCATGAACCCAGATCGGTGGATCAAAAACTGATTGCAACCAGATACCGAATAGCAGAGCAGGCACCGCGGCGATCGACATCGAAAAGAATGCGGGGCCGTCAGCGGGATCGGCGAACGAATAGTCCAGACCGCAAACCTCGCACTGCTTGGCTAGTGTTAGATAGCCCTTGAACAGGTGTCCTTGTTGGCACCTCGGGCATAGTCCTCGGACACCGGTACGAAACGGACTGTTCGTTGCGGAATACGTCATGTCTGGCTCCTCCAACTATCAATTAGGAGGACCCAACAATCAATCAAGCCAATCGTGCCGGCGGGGAGCCTACCGCAATAGGCTCAACCCGCCGAACCAGCAGCCGGAGGAGAAACGGCGCTGGAATAGTTACCCCACCGGCAATGCCGACAGGGGCGGCTCTTGTAACCGCACTGAAATGAAAAGGCCGCGCATGGCGGCCTTGATGTAGTCTTCCCCTCATTGGGGAGCTGAAGGGGATCGGGGTGCACTACGCAGGTTGTGCGATATTCCAGATATTTCGATACGCCAGTGGATGAAGCTCCAGATCGTCCATAGCGCCCTGAACCGCAGCTAGCCCGCGGAAAACAAGAGACCTTCCCGCTGCAGTTGCCTGCTTGTGCTTGAAGCCGTCTTTCTCGCCTATTTCGGCCAGCGTCTGCCCGCCCAGCACCGCATCCTCAAATGGTTCGAGGAGCGGCCCAAGCCTTGACCGCAGATAGGCAAGTATCGGTCTTGTATCAATTTTCTCGAGCAGCAGATCGTCCGTGAATTTCAAACTGAGGCTCGGAGTTTTACCGGTCTTTGGAATTGGCATCGTGCCATCGTCGTTCTCGAAGTAAGCATCGACTTTGACATTCACCTTGCGCATTGCAGGAAGGGCATAAGCTCCTTTGCTTCTGCGCAGCTTGCCGGAATATTCGATTTCTCCACCTTTCACGCCGCCTTCCCAGTTTCGTGCGGCAGCGGCCTCTACATCTTCGACGCCCTTTAGGCGTTTGCTTTCTTGAGCAGCGTGCAGGCCTGCATCGTATCCGTAGTCTTGGCCCTTAAGCGGCTCGGCCTCGGCTATGGCTACAAGGCGCCGGTATCGCATAACTAGCTCGATAAAGCCGTGTAGCTTGTCTCGGCGCAAAACCGCCAGCAGTGGGAAATCCTCGTTATCATTCGCAGGAACGGCAGGATCTCCGATAGACTGGCGCTGTTTGATGCGTCGCAATTGCGTGGCCATTGCCTTGGTTTCCTGCTTGGCCCGTGCTGCTCGGTCCAGATAGATCACATTTCCCATCAAGCTGCTTCCTCATTCAGAAGATCCGACAGGTACACGCCGTCGACCGCATAGAACTCGAATTCTTCCCGGCGCTTAATTGCCGCCGTCTGCCAGCCTCTTAGTTCCAAGTCTCGTGCATATGGAGATGATGAATGCTGGTCTTCATCGATCGGGCAGTTGTCATTCGCGGCGAAATATTTGTCTTTCAGTTTCTGCTTCATGCTGCTTTCCCCTTCTCCTGTGCCAGCCACCCGAGAACCGCCGTAACGGCGCGCTCAGCGGCTTCTGTCGTTGTGGTGGCCCGAATGACCAGAACCGTGTAGCCCAGCCGCTGTAGGGCAGCGTGGCGGTCTTTCTGGGCCGGCGACAGTCTCCCCTGCCCGACCTTGTTCTCGATCATCAGCAGACGCCCGTATTCGCCATAGATGCGAAGGTCCGGTTCGCCGCTGGTCATTCCTGTTGCGATTGCCTGAGCCTGGGCTCTTGGCCCGCGCTTGCTGGCGTTCATGTCACCCGCCAGCAGGAACTGGCGCTGGTACTGTGGCAGTCGGCGCAGGCTGGCTACTTGTGCCGCCTGTAATTCCCATTCGAGCGGCAAGGCGGGCTTGGTGGTCACCTTCCCGGCCTTGGTGGTAATCTTGACACGGGCGCCGTTGATGCGGACGGTTTGCGTTTTGGTGGCGGTCGAGGTCGTAGATGAAGGCGCGCGCGTGCGGTTGCGTGCCATGTGAGCTCCTCGTGTTGATTGCGGTATGCCGTTGGTAGCGGCAAGAGGAGTGTGGAATGCCTCGATAAATGTCGTGTTAATGGCCGACGCAGCGCGGCAAATATTTTGGGCCATCCTTGAATCAGGTTGTATTCTGGAATTGGCAAAAATCAGGAAAAGTGCGCACTTCTCAAAACTCGAGAACTGCGCGCCGCGCGCTTTGTGCGTAAGTTTCTATATAAGAACACTTACGCACCAAAAGCAGCGTGCATTTGCGAACTTCTTTTTGGTCTTTTCGAGAAGTGCGCACAAAGAAGTGCGCAGTATCAGAAGTTGTATTTTGATTATGACATCGGGTTGTATTGAATGGCTGGCGAAGGTACATTTGGCAGCAGCGGTACTTGCCTGAATCTGAGATTCCCGGCTATATCCCCCACTTCCAAAATAGCAGAGCGTTAAGTGGCACTGTGACTCGTATTAATTGCGTAGACCCGTCAGAATTAACCGGCCCCCATCTTATAGCTGAGTATAGGGAATTACCGCGTGTTTTCGCTTTGGTACGCTCAGCGATTGAGCGAGGAGAAGCACCCACCGATGCCCGCAACCCATCCGTTTATACCTTGGGTAAGGGGCACGTTCGCTTTTTCTATCCCCGGCTTGGCTACCTCGCCAAAAGACAGGCAGCGATTATCGACGAAATGCTCGCGCGTGGTTATTCCCCGCAGTTTACCAACATCGATCAACTGCTAGACGGCTTCCCCGATGTATGGTGCAATGATTGGGAGCCGACCGAAGATGCCGTGGCTATCAATCGCGCCAGAATCTCTGAGCGCCTGGCGAAGCGCCCCTGACCGCCAAGCCGAACTGCGTATCGTTCTCTCCAATTTTTGGTGATAGAAGCTAGCTGATCCGAACCTGTTGGAGGAAACAATGGCTAAGATCGGTCGTACCGGCTTCAACAAAATTCTAGGTGCGGGCTATACCGTGCTCAACCATGATCCTCTGGTCGGAATTCTCACTCTCAAAACAGATACAGGTACAATCGAATTGGCAATGATCAAACCTGTAGCCGAAGCATTAATGGGTGAACTAATCGACTTCCTGCAGGAAGGCAAAGGCGACGACGCTCCAAGCTTCGCGGTTGAGCGGAGTCAGTGAAAACCACCGATCGATGGCGGGGGCACGTCTAACGAGGCGATAGCAAGCTGTAGACGCTCCCGGCACTAACATCAGCTTTCTCTAATAAGTAATGCGCTCCCCTTCTCATTAACCATCGCCTCCAATTCCAGATGCATGATTTATAATTTACGGTATTTCTTACATTATTATCACTTTAAAGTAACGGAGGGCATAATGTTTAAATATATCGCCATAGCGTTAACAGCTATGTTCTTCTCGGGCTCTGCTTTAGCATCCTCTGAGTGCGAGAATGCGCAAGATCAGGCCACAATGAACAAGTGCGCCAACGACGACTTCGCGAAAGCAGATAAGCAGCTTAACGCGCATTACAGAGAGATCGAGAAGCGCCTTGCTGACGACGACGACGCCAAGAAGCTTCTGATCACCTCACAGCGCGCCTGGGTCAAATTCCGCGACGCTGAGTGCAATTTCTCTGCATCGGGGACCGCTGGCGGTAGCGTACATCCGATGACAGTAGCTATATGTCGTGAAAAGCTGACAACGGAAAGAAACAAGCAATTCTCTGAATATCTGAACTGCGAAGAAGGTGATCTTTCTTGCCCGGTTCCCTCCGGGGGTTAAAAGTGGCTCAAATCTGATGCTATTGTCCATTGAAAACACGATAACAAAAAAAGCGGAGCCGAAGCCCCGCTTTCCCTATTAAATTTCCGGCCGATATCACGTTGAGTCAAACAAGCGCCCCTCGCCCTGGAGCCGCAGCAGCGGTGCGGTAAACTCTGCGTTAAAGCCTTCAGGTCTGTATTCGGACCTAACTTCCCCCGAACCAAGAAGCCCCATTCTTATGAGTTTGGAGCCAAAACCTGTCTTTGTCGGTGCAGCTACCGGCGGCCCTCCGATTTCGATCCAATTCATGGAGAAAACCGGCTCAACCTGCCTTTTAGATATAGCAACATTCAGTCGCACTTGCCCCGTAGGATTAGAAAGCGCACCGTACTTAATCGCGTTTGTTGTCAATTCGTGAACCAATAGCGAAATGGTCGATGCGCCCTTCGGGCCTACCGATACATCTGGCCCAGCCATGTGAACGCGATCGTCTACAGCAAGCGCAGTTGTTACTCCAGATACGATCTGACGCAACGAACCTTCGGAGCTTTTGCCGAGCCTCAGTACATCATGCGCGTTCCCTAACGCAGAAAGCCGCTTTATGAATGTATTGATGACCTCTTCATCGGCATTGTTATTGAATGTCTGGCTCGCAATAGCGGACACCACGCTGAAGGTATTCTTGATGCGGTGAGCGAGTTCGGTATTCAGAATCCGGGCGTGCTTTTCGGCTTCCACTTTTTGCGTGGTCTCGATGACCGTGTCGATCATCCCGCCGACCCGACCCTGTTCATCAAAGATCGGGCTGTAGCAGAATGTAAAATAGCATTGCTCATCATATCCGTGTCGATCGATCACAAGCGGAAAGTCTTCGATAAACGTCGCCTCGCCAGCGTAGGCTTTCTGAACCATGGGCAGCAAATGATCCCACGCCTCCGACCAGATATCGCGAAACGAAGCCCCCATGCAGTTCTCTTTTTCACCGAGAATTGGTCGGAAAGCGTCGTTATAAATCGTCGTAAACTCCGCCCCCCAAATGATTGCTTTGGGAAAATGCGAAGCCAACATCATCTGTACTGCAGTGACCAAGTGCGCCGGCCAACTCGCTGGCACCCCTATGGGGTTCCGGCTCCAATCCAACAGCCGAATTTCATCAGCCGACTGACCACGCGCATGCAGGAAGGGCACCGCACTGTCCATAGTGTATTCCAATTTGATCGAGGAAGATTCGTAGGCGGCACCGCCTAATCTTATGAGATAGGGTCCGCAAATGCGAGCGGCAAAGTTATACTGACATCAGCTGAATCAAACTGCCCTCACAAACGATGTCGTTTTCCGCTGCACTGGATCGCGCTCCTCGACTTTTGCCAGGAAGCCTTCCTTGAACAGCGCCTTGGTAATGAGGTTGGTCCGCTTCTTCTGCGCCTCGTCGTCTATATCCAGTCCCAACGCATAGGCCACGGCGTGCCCGACCCAGTCCTTGGCCTGCGGAGCCTGCTTATACATGCCGCCGTTTACGGCACCGCGGATTGCGTCTTTCTGCTCGTCCGTCAGCCCTTCGGCCACTTCCTCGCTGGACGGCCAATGCCATTCCGTCACGACTGGCGCATGGTCTTGTGGCTGGGTTAGCCCTCGCCCGTTACCCAACGCCACGCTTTCGATATGGCGCCAGTCCAGCCGATGCGACAGCGGCGTTAGGTTCGACTTGCCGTATGTGATCGAGAAGTAACCGAACCGATCCATACCGGGAATGCCTGCCTCGTTAGCTTGCGCTTCCGACATGCGGTTCAGGACGCGCACGGAACGAGCGGCACCGATCAGAGCCACGGCACCGCGCGCATCTTCGACGGTAGCCTCGCGGTCGCTCACCTTGCGCAGGTGGTGCACGATGTCGATGGAGCAGTTCGTATAGTCCGCGATCTGCGCCCAGAGCTTAGCGACCTTATCGATTGCGCCGTTGTCGTTCTCATTGACCTGGTGCGTCGACACAAATGGGTCGACGATCATCACGTCGATGCTATTGGCAAGGATGGTTTCCGCAACCGCCTCGACGATCGGCTCCTGGATTTTGACGCCCTTCTTGTCATCAATCGCCACGACAAGCTCCTGCTCGCGTCCACTGTCGAGGAACAGATGACCGTCAATATCCTCGGGCTTGAGATTAAAGTGGATGCACGCCGCCATGATACGGCGCTCAAGCTCGTCGCGCGGATCTTCGACGTTAAAGAGCCAGACCTTAAGTCGACGCGGTGGCTTCACTCCGTTTAGAGCCTTGCCAGACGCCATCGCCAGCGCTTCCACGATGCTGTTGGCAGTCTTGCCAAGCCCGCCGGGCGCGACCGTAACCGATACGTACTTGCGGATGAAGTGGCGACCAAAGGCAAATTCGCGCCGCGGCAGCGTCGACGGGTCTTTCCACTGGAACGGTGTAGCCGCGAGGATGGGTTGGTCGGTGGGTTCCGGTTCCTCTACTGGCGGCGCCTCCGGTTCGTCATTGTACGCTCCCGGTTCCCGCTGTTCATCCACCTTCGCACGCGCATTGTCGAGCATGCGTGTGATATCCACCAGCTTGGTATTGTCATTGACGGCTTCCGGCGCCTGACGCGGATGCATCTTGCCCGCCTTCAGGCCATTGTCGATCGTCTTGCAGCAACGCGGGAAGTCCCTGCCCCAGCCGCGCGCCACGTCTTGTAATAAGGCCCGCGCTTCGGATTCCGCCAACGCACCGGCACCGACGAACGTTCCCATCCGGAACGCCGCGTCGTTCAGACGGTTATTGCGGTTGCCCATCGGTTCCATGGCGAGATCGTCCAGCTCAGACTGTACCGCGCGCTCGACGTATCGGTCGTTGATCGTGCCCGACACCGACGGTGCCTGGTACATGGTCGTGCTGTCGTAAGATCGCGGCAGCACAAGCTCCAAAAGCCAGTCTGGCGCATCGACCGGCTCCATATCAACCAGCCAGCGGTAAGGCTGGCCGACAGCAGGCACGCTGCCAGCCGCGATGACATAGCCGCCGTCGCCACGAACATCGATGCCAGCGCCCAGTGCGCCACGATTGCGGACGCCAGCCTTATGCTTGAAGAAGTAATGTCGGCCGCCGCTCGTGGTTTCTGCCGTGAGGGTGGCAGGTAGAGCGCCATGCTCGGCTTCCAAAGCCGCGAGCGTATCCGGTCCGCCGTGCTTCGGGTCGATATCCAGCACCCACGCACCAATAGGCGCACCGGTCGGCACGCCGATCATCGCGCCGGGATTTCGGCGCCAGAGTTCACGAACAATTCGCTCATTCAGCGTCGCGCCGCGGAAACCATTTGAGGTCAGCGGAGTTTTAGTCGCGAGGATTTCGATAAGGCCGTCCTCGTCGACGAATTCCTCATCGACGGCACGGCACGGAAATACAGGCCAGTTACGTGCTGTGTAGGACAGAGCGACCTCAAGCATGGGGTCGGTATCCGGTAATACAGATTGCTGCATGATTACCTCGGGAGGGAAAGAGATGTGTAAAGATTACGATATGCTTCAGAGCGGTGATGGCACGTGGTCCATTGTGGCGAAGTCCACGCGGCGGCCGATAACATTCAAAGGCCGACTCCAAATCGCGTTGACGGAAGACGTTGCCCAGCAAGCTTTTGCGATACTCGATCGCGTCGAACATGAGCGCGAACAACAGTTGCGAGACGGACGACTGATGTAGGGATGGCCGCCTAAGCTCCTGCGATTTAAACTGGAAAACCGCTGGTTGTTTTTGTAGTGCTTAACCCTGACTTTAAACGCGGGGTAAGCATGACTTGGGGCTTTGTCGTTGGCAGACACTATAACAGGCGAAACGACATTCATGGTCAGTTTGCTGGCCAGCAACAGGGTGGCATCGTTACTCCGTCCAACCATAACGTTGTAATTATCATCACCGGCAAGGCTGGCAGTCATTACGGCTATGAAGACCAACACCTGCCCGATGGGCGTTTTGACTATTATGGTGAAGGTCAAGTCGGTGACATGGAAATGGTCCGCGGCAATAAAGCAATTCGTGACCATGCTATGTTGGGCAAGGATCTACTCCTTTTCGAAAGCCTCGGAAAAGGCAAAGATCTGATCTTCCTGGGCAGCTTTATCTGCGAGAGTTGGCGATGGGGACAGTCGCCCGATCGCAACAATGATATGCGCAAAGCCATTATCTTCGAACTTAGAAACCTCGAGAACATTGTTGAAGCCATCGATGATGAACAACCCATCCCCGCTGTGGATCTGGCTGCTATGCGAGATCTTGCTCGACAGGCAGCGGGAAGCCGCGAGGGTAAAGCGTCAACTCGCACCATCTATGAGAGAAGCCGACACGTTCGGGATTACGTGCTAGCTCGTGCCTACGGTCATTGTGAGGGCTGCGGGTGCTCCGCGCCCTTTCTGCGCGTCAACGGGCAACCTTACCTGGAACCTCATCATATCCGTCGAGTGAGCGACGGCGGCCCTGATGACCCCAGCTATGTGATTGCGCTTTGCCCAACCTGCCATCGCAAAGTTCATCACGGCCAAGGTGGCTCCACATACAACGATACGTTACTCAAGAAGATGCCATCTATCGAACCGCCGAACGGAACTTAAAACGGCGCCTCCGTCAACGCTTCCCTTACTCCTCGCGCGCATCCTTCCCACGCGGCTTTGACCAACATGCGCGCTTCGAGCTCGTCCATGTCCTTCAGGTCGGTTTTCTGTATGGCCTGCAAGTATTCCCCGACCGCCTCGACGCCCGTATCAAGCGCTCTTAGCTCGTAAGGGTCCAACCGCCGGCGAAGTCGGATATGCTCGGCAATGTCGGCGCATTCCTTGCACAGCCAGCGGATAGGCTCGCGGTCTGCTTGCACGCCGAGGCCGACGGCGTGACGGGCGCAGACGTGGCAGATGTCGGCGTCAGGCTGCATTTGCAGCCTCCGCATTGTTGTCGTTGGACGCGAAAAGCGTAGGAGCTTCGCTGTAAGCCGCAGCTTCGGTTAAATTTTTCACCGCCTGCCGGAAGTAATTCGGGTTGAGCTCCGTGCCAACAAAGCGCCGGCCCTCCTGCAGCGAAACGTATCCTTCCGAGCCGATCCCCATAAATGGCGAAAATACCCGATCGCCGCGATTGGACCACATGCGCAACGCGCGCTTAGTGATATTCAAAGGCATGGGGCAGAGATGCTTTTCGTCCTTATCAGATCGCGCAACCTTGACGTTGAGTACGTCAGTTTCTGGCAAATCCTGCTTACCGAAATTCCAAACTGGCGAAGCATGATCCTGCCATTCTTCGACAGGAAAGCTTTCCTTGGTATGCGTGACCGGCACAACTTCCTCACCTGGTTTAGCCCACTTTCTGAAAACCAGCAGATATTCAGGCAGCCCCATACGGCTGAAAGTGCTGTCGGCGCGCAACGTCTTCCAAAGCAGGCCATGCGCCTTGGTCTTTTGCATTTCTCGCACCGGATCGCGCCAAATCGTAATTCGCGAATGGAAATCCCATCCCTCCTCAATGTGCAGTCGGGTGCAGTCGTCGGAGAAAGGGCGCAGTCCGGCTGTGCCACGTTCACTACTGTTTTGGTAGTAAACCAGGTCTTTAACGTGGATGGCGGTAAGTCGCCCCGGTCGAGTGACCCGCAGCTTTTCGCGCACAAGATAGCGATATTGTTCGAAAAATTCGTCATCCGATGCGCAGTTGCCCATGTCGGCAACGCTCTCGGAATAGATATACAACGACGAAAACGGCGGAGAATATACGCTGAAATCAATCGAGCTATCAGGAAGGCTGGCTGTAAAGGGCACACAATCGGCGTTGTAGGCGGCCCACTTTTCACCGGATGATTGATCGAGAACAAAGGTCATGCTGACACTCCTTTGAGCCATGATGGCAACGAAATTGGCTGTGTTGGCTGGTAGTCGATTTTGACTTGTCGCTTTTCGTGCGCTCGACGCATGGCGGCGTACATTTCGATCTTCATCTGTTCATGATCGCCGCTCTTGCGGTTGACCGTGTCCCAGATCGCGCGTTCGGTATCGGCAAGTGCAATGTGAACGTGCACAGGGCGTTTCTGACCAAAACGATAACAGCGCCGGACGGCCTGATAATAAGCCTCGTAGCTGAAAGATAGTCCGACAAATGCCATCCGCGCGCAATGCTGCCAGTTAAGGCCGAAGCCCGCTATTGAAGGCTTGCTGACAAGTACCCTGATGTTTCCTTCACTGAACCCAACGAGCCTTTCCTCTTTTACCGCGTCGGACATAGAGCCCCGTACCTCGACTGCTCCAGGAATGCGGCTGGTCAGCGCGTCGGCCTCGTAATCGGTATCGCACCAAACGATCCAAGGCTCCCCATTTTCGGAATTAACTTGCTCCGCAATGGCTTCGGCCCTCGCATCGGCAGTCAATTGCTTTTCCTTGTGAATAGCAGTCGCGCTCGTATCAGGAATTCTGAAAAGCAGGTCGCCGGTATCGACGGAAACGTCAGCTCGAATTTCGTGCTTAAACGTTTCCAATGGCGGCAGTTCAAATCCATCGTCCGAGTAGCCAAGGTCAGACGGCTTTGATATGCACCGGGCCCAGCTTGCTACCCAATTCCAGAACGGCTTAACAGCGTGACCTTTCAAGCGGTAGCGACCCATATTGGTCTGGTCGGCAATAAACCAGCGGGTCAGCATTTCATTCGACTGCATCACGCCTAGGAACTGCGAGTGCTGGCCCAGTTCCATATGATCGTTCGGCGCTGGCGTAGCAGTACAGGCGAGCCGATATGGTGTGGTTGACCACATAGCCATCATCTTACGCGTTGTCTGCCCGGTGAAGTTCTTGATGATACTGGATTCATCCAAGACCACCCCGCCGAATGCTTCGGCATCGAAATGATCGATTTTAGCATAGTTGGTGACGTTAATCCCCGGTCCGACCTCATCGCGGGAGCGCACGACCTGAGCGGCGTCATATCCGAACTTCTTGGCCTCCCTGACGTGTTGAGGCGCGACGGCAAGGGGCGCAAGCATCAGGACAGGCTTGCCTGTATGCTCCGCAACTACTCGCGCCCATTCGAGAGCAACGAAACTTTTCCCCAGCCCAGTATCAAGAAAAGCGGCACCTCCGCCCACACCAAGAAGGAATTCAGTCACGTCGCGCTGATAAGCGAACATGCCGTCGTGCAACTTGGGTATGTTTGAAAGTCCGCGCAAAGGCACATCAGCGCTTTTACGCGCCAATAGATCTTCGTAGGACATATTTGCTCCTCGTGTTTCGTGGTGGTAACCCGCCAGTTGGTGGCTGGCGGGGTGTTGGTTATAGGCTGGATGCGCCGCCTTGCTGCACGGCAGCAATCGGGCGGACTAGGTCGGGAAACCAATCGTCATAGGTGGCGACGTTCATTCGCCCGTCTGCCGCCGAGCTATAGCCACATGGGCATTCGTACTCTTCACTGATGTAAAGACCGACGCCCACATCGACGCACTCTGCTTCTGCCGTGCCGCCGCATTCGGGACATTTCATGAATTGGTCCCCGTAGTTCACGCCGCCCTCACTGTAAGCGTAGGCTGGCCTTCGCGCAGTACGGCTCCCTTGACGGTCTTCCCAGCGTCCAGCGCCTCTTTGATAAGCGTCTTGTCAGGCGATTTCACAACCTTCAAAAAACGCGCAGGCACAGCGGATTCGTCCACTATCTCAACGCCGGCGCGCCCTTTGCTGACCGACACAGTTGCCTCCGGCAGGCTCACTTTTGTGAGGTCGGCGGCCTTCAACAGGCGCAGCAACAAGGCCCGCATGGCGTCCTTGCGTCTGGTGTATCGTTCTTTTCGCGCAGCCAATTCCTTCGTGCGTTCCCCAATAGCTAGCGCCATACTGTTGGCATCGCGCTCAATTGCTACGATCTTGCCGAGCACGCGATAGGCGTCTGTCTCGCCTTCGATTGTGTCGGCGCGCAGTCCCTCATCTTCGGCCAATTCTGGGTATGCCGCAACCAAGTCGGCGAATTCCCGTTCCAGCACGATAACATCATAGGCCAGATAGTTCTGTGCTTTCGTGTTGTCGGCTTTGTTCTGCATTGTTGCTCCTCGTGTTTTGATGGTTGGCTCTGGTAGGTCGCCAAAGCAGCGGTTGGTAGGTTAACACGCCTCGCGGCGCATCCCGTTAATGGATTGGTTTATTTTGATAAAACTTAATCACACCGTTTTAGTGTAATTAATACTTGTTTTTAACTGTTGCGCGCTTCGATTGTTTATGTATATTCCCGCCACTCTTGGGAGGGAGTTAGACCGCCCAGGCGCGCACCGTCCGCTGCCGGGCGGTTTTTATTTTTTCCTGCATATCTGCTATGCGAATTCGACCCTTGCAACGCATGGGTGGGCCGCCTATTTACGCCTCGTCCGGTTTTACTCCTCCTCCCAAAAACCGGACCCTAAGCGCGGTACTCCTCCTCCCAACCGCGCTTTTCAGATCGGCCCGCTTCGCTCCTCCTCCCAATCGCGAAGCGGGCTTTTCTATTTCATGCAGTTGCGGTGCCTAATGTTGGCAACCGTTAAATTCTGTTATTTCACCATTCGCTAATATGACCATATCCTGGTGCCGCAAACCTTCTCTGGAATGCATCCGCATCGCATGAACCAGAGCCCCCGCCCCAACATGCGATGCGGAACTCCCTAGAACGGAATATCGTCATCCAATACGTCAGCCAGCCCGGCAGATACTCGGGCGTAGTGCGGCGCCGGCTCATTATCGTTGCTGGCCTCCGGTACGTTATCATTTGCAGCACCTGGCATGGCGTCTACCACTTCCCAGTATTTGCCGTTCGGCTTCACTACGATTTCACCCGTAGGCAGCAGCTCGTTCTGGCGTTCCATGAATTCCAGCACGGTTTTCGGGAATGGCGCTTGTCCACCGTGCTTTCGCCACCACCTGTCTGACTTCGACTTAAAGAAGCCGGTATGGGCTGGGCCGAGCCATTCGTTGATTGGCGACATGCCAACCCAGTAAGACACCTTCACACTGTCCTGCTTGCCGCCCTTGCCTTCGTGGTATGCGAAGGTGCGCCGTTCCACCTGACGTGTGCTGGCGTTGTCCTTCGACAACATCGGCACGTCTTCGGCCTGCGCTGATATCTTTGGGGTTTCATCGGCCGGGAATTCATATCCGCAGTCGGGACAGGTATGCAGCGAGGCGTGAATAAGCGAGCCGCAGCCGACTAGACCACGATCGTCAGGCTCTTGCGGGCATTGCTTCACCGGTGCCTCCCCATCGCCCTTCTTCATCCCCGGAGGCGTGACCGCATCAATCGGACCGTGTTTACGAACGACGCCCGCGAAATCCAGAAACAGGCAGTTCTCCTTGCCCGGATAAAGCCGTAAGCCACGCCCCGCCATCTGGACATAAAGGCCCGCTGATAAGGTTGGGCGACAGAACGCGACCAGATCGATGATCGGCAGGTTCGTGCCGGTTGTAAGTACCGAGTTATTCGTCAAGGCGCGGATCTTGCCAGCCTTAAAATCAGCCAGAATGCGATCCCGCTCACCGGTCGGAGTGTCGCCAGTCACAGTCTCACAACTAAAGCCCCGACTACGAATTTCGTCTCGCATATGCCGGGCATGTTCGACGCCACTGCAAAAGCACAGCCAAGCCTTGCGCTCCGCACCAGACGCAGTGCCATACGTGACGATCTCATCGACCACGGAAGCCGTGATATCGTCGTTATCGATAGCCGCCTGCAGAGCGTTCTGCTTGTAGTCCCCGCCCTGCTTGCCAACGCCGGACAGGTCGAAGGCAGTCGCCATGCCCTTTGAAATAGGACGGCAGAGATAGCCTTCCTCGATCATCTCGCCAATCGGCTTTTCAAAGCAGATGTCGTCGAAAAGCGCGCCGTCACCTTCCGTCAAAAGCCCCTCGCCCAAGCGATAAGGCGTGGCCGTGAGGCCGACCAGCTTCAGGTCTGGGTTGATGGCGCGCAGGCCTTCAATCAATTTGCCGTATTGCGTTTCCGAATTTCTGGGCATCGGGTGGGCTTCATCGACCAGAACGACGTCGATATGCCCGATCTGCTCCACCTTGTTTGCGATGGTCTGCACGCCGCCGAAAACGATCTGCGCCTTCGCATCCCTCCGTCCTACCCCTGCCGAAAAGATGCCAGCAGGCGCGAAAGGCCAAATGTTCAGGAGCTCCTGGTAATTCGACAGGATCAGCTCGCGAACATGCGTCACGACAAGCACGCGCATGTCGGGCCAGCCTTCGATCAATTCCTTGCAGATCGTGCCCAGCACTAGGCTCTTGCCGCCGCCCGTCGGAAGCACGATAAGAGGTGAGCCGGGTTGTTCGCGCCAGTAGTCGTAAAGGCCGTCAACGGCGGCGCGTTGATAGTCGCGTAAGGTTAGCATTTGGGGGCTAAATCCATGACGTTAGGTGAAAGTTTCAATTGGTGGGCAGACGTATCCACAGCCGCTGGATTAATTTTAACGCTTGTCGGCGCATGGGTGGCGGCACGTTCGGTAATGCTATCTGAGGACGACGCACTGAAGATTGGTCTTGCTAGATTTGGGTCCGAGATCAGAGAGGAGAACCTCAGGCTTCCTCACGTGCAGAATTTGCTTGCATCTTCCAAATCTGCACGCCTCGGCTTGTTTGCCGTTGCTATTGGAAGCGGCATGCAATTATGGCCTGTCATAGTCCGTGTAATTGCTAATCTCATTTGACCCCATCCACCCAAATCTCACCCGTCGCCAACCGGTACGTAACGGTCTCCGCAACCTCGTCCGCATCGATCTGCTCGCCGTTTATTAGCCCCGGCAGATAGAGGTGTGCCGGGCAACCGTCGCGCTGCTCGTCGATCGACAAAGGTTTGTTCCAGCGCGCGCATGACATATGGCAATCACCGCCATGCTCTGGTTGAACATGAAGGCAGGTGCGGCAGTTTACGCGCGGCTGCACACCTTCGTGGCAGACGCCACGATGTTTGCAGAACATGCAGCCGAAGAATGCCGGATCTTCACTGATACGGCTGGGCGGCTCGTCCGAAAACACGATGCGTTCGCAGCGTGCCAGCAGCCGAAGGCAGAATTCGACGTCGTATTCAATGCGCTCGGCATAAAGCGTATCGGTGTTCTTGCACGACGCCAGATACAAGCAGCGCGTCAGTCCAAAAGCCTGCATTCCAAGCTGGCACTGGGCGTAGTGAAGTGGCTTAGCCTTCTGGCAGCCGCGCTTCTGAAGTTCCTTGATGCCCTTCTCGTTGCTCGATTTGAATTCCAGCAGGTGTTCAGTCTTCGGCGCTTCTGGCACACCCATTGCTTTGCCGTCGCACTTGCCGCGCACAAAACCCGACACCAGCCTGATTTTGTCCTGCTGTCCGTAGACGTCGACGCCGATGCGTTCGAGGTCGGCGACCAATCGATCTTCCTCGATATTGCCAGTGGCAAACAGGCGAAGCTGGCGGCCCGAATGAACCTCGTGCGCCGACACCCAGCGGAAGCCATACCACAGGGCTCTATCACATTCGGTGCCCGCCTCGCCCACGCTAATGCCCCACGAGTCCCAGGGCTTAGTCTGGGCCTCGTAAGCTTGATAAATGGCGCGGACCGTGCTGGATTCAGCTTTAGGGAGCGGTGCCAATTTTAGACCGCTCCCTGCATTACAAGCGCCTTTGCGAAAGGCGCAGCCATGCCGCCCATTTTCTCACCGTTTACAGCTACGGCGGCTTTGCATTCTTGAACGCTGCCCCATTTTGGCAGGAAGTGGCGTTCCAACGTCAGAATTGCGTCTTCGACGGCTCCGTTACGAAGCATATCAATGACTTCGTGAACGACATCTCGATCCAATTTACCCATCACTGCACTCTCAGAGGCATCACAACCCCTGTCCAGTTACCTTGACCAGTAAGAACAGCTGGCGACATGCCGTCAGAGAACGCGAAGCACACATCCTTCTCATCAACTGCTCCGAGCATGTCCTGCAAGTACTTGGGGTTAAATCCGATGGTCAAAGGTTCGCCGTCCAGTTCGGCTTCGATTTCATCCTGCGCCTTGTCAGCAATAGACAAGCAAAGCATGTCGGCGACTTCCAATTTCACTGCGCGCGATGCGTCGGTGGCGATAGCTGAAACTCGCCCGAGAGCGCCGATCAACTGTTGCCGGTCCACGGTAAGAATGTTGGAATTCCCAGTCGGGATCAGGCGGGCATGATCGGGGAAGGTTCCATCAATCAGCTTTGATGTAATGACGGTGCCGCCAGCCTCTATTCGCACTTTTGTCTGAGAGAGACTAAGCTTGATGACGCCTTTCGGAAGCATCGCGACAAGCTTTGAAGGAAGGATCACGCCGTACTCGGTATCTCCCTCGTCGCCATAGTTCCTGACAAGCCGATGGCCGTCGGTTGCGACCGCAACAAGCCTGCCTTCGTGCGAGTGAAAAAACACACCGTGTAGAAACTGCCTAGCCTTGTCAGTGGAGATTGCGTGCACACACGGCGCAACAAGCGCGGCCAGATCCAGCTCAAGTGTGGTGTCGAATTTCCCAGCGCTGAAGGATGGGAAATCTTCGGCTGGCAAAACGTCGAGCTTGTAACGGCTGCGACCCGAAGCGACGGTAAGGCGGCCCCCAGCGCTAGCTGCGTCGAGCTCAAGGGTAATGTCGCCAGTCGCGCGCTTTGCGATATCCGCAAGCATCTTGCCGGGAACGGTTACGCTGCCCGGTTGGCAGTCGAGCACCGGTAAACTGGTCGTAATCTCCACGTCCAGATCGGTACCGGTCAGGCGCAGCTTGCCGTCCTCGACTGCCAAGAGCACGTTGGCAAGAATAGGAATCGTGTTGCGGCTTTCGATGGCACGGTTGACAGTTGCCAAGGCGTGCGCGAGCTGTGAGCGGTCAATGCTGACTCTCATCAAAGTCTCCTCGTGTTCGGTGGTAGAAGGCGCGGCTGGCAACCGCGCCTGTTGTTTAGCTTAGCCCCAAGGTCGCTTCTTGCCTGCCGCAGTAGCAGCCGGTGCCGGCTTGTTGCTGTTTGCCGCAGCCGGTCGATTATCATTGGCCGGACGGGCCTGCGCTACAGGCTGGTTGGCGTCGATCGAAGGCTGGGGGACGTTACCTTCATCGGGATAATAATAGCGCTTTATCTCGGCGCGAGCCGGGTATTGGCCGTCCTTAGAAGGCTTTCCGAGACCAATCTTTGCCGTGAACGCCTTGAAGTGCAGTTCTTCGGAATCCTCGACTTCCGAGACGCCGATCGCTCGGCAAAGGCTCGCGAACTGACGCTGGCCGATCTCTTGCGCCTGCGCGTTCTTGTGTTCCAGATTGTAGAAATTGAAGACCTTGCGGCCCTTGTATTCCTCAGGGCGAAGAACCGTCATCGTTGTCTTGAGGCCGGTACCGTTTGCGCCTTCCTTGACCTCCGACGCCTCGATTTCCAGTTCATAGTCGCCGTTCGGCAGCTCTTCGTAGTCCCGCTGCTCCGTATCGTGAGCAGTCGCATCAAATCTGCTGGCTAGTTTTGCCATTTGTCATTTCCTCGTGTTGTTGGTGGTGTGGTGGCGGCGAGACTTAAGCCTTCGCCCGATGAATAGCCGGGCGAAAGAACCCGCCGATGAAACCGAGTGAAGCACCGATCTGCCACATCGCAAGGCCCGCCGCGTTGATGCCAACGGCCGCAAGGAAGGCGTGGATAGTTTCTGCGAAAAACAGGCCCACGACCCATCCGACGAATGCCCCGCCCAGAACACCGATGAGCGGTGCGAAGAAGAGGATGGCCGCGATTGCTACAAGGCCAGCTAGGGCTTTTTCCATTAGGTTTTTCCTATCTTCATAGGATTGGTGTTGTCGTTGGCTGGTATCGCCAACGACGGCTGGAATGGCGCATCAAGTTGGGCGCCCTTCCTGATATTGTCCGCTGCCCACAAGGGCCTCAGATTGGACAGAGCCCAGCATTTCTGGAAGTCGATGTCTTCTGGTTTTTCATAGTTAAAGACCGATCGCGGGATGATGTGGTCTATGTGCCAGCCATCGTTTCCATAGTTGCCCCAAGACATTCCGGGCAGAAAACACTTCTCAAGATGAGCTATAAGTTCATCGACGGTATACCCAACTAGAGATTCTCATTTCCGACCGGCCTTTTGGTCTTTCAGGCTTTTGTATATTCCAACCTTGATGGTATTTGCGACTTTCCACTCTGGCGAATTTTTCTTCTTGGCATACGCCCTTGCCCTTTTTGCGATCACCTTATCTGGGTTTCGTCTCTCCCATTCTTTTCCGTAACCTGGATTGTCTTCGTGGAATTTCCTATTTATTTCCCTACGCTTCTCTGGGTTTTCTTTTTGCCACTTGGACACTCTGGCCAGTGCTTCTTCTCGGTTGGATGCGTACCATTCCGCCCAATAGTTTGGGTTTTCTGCGATCCGCTTTGCGTAGTCTTCTTTGTTCTTATTGGGATTCCTAGCCCTATACTCGGCGTCAGTTTTGCGCTTGCATACCTTGCAGATGCTGCTGCGCCCGTCCTTGCGGCTTTTGTTGCGGTTGAATGCAATGACGGGCTTCACCTCTCGGCATGCTGTGCAGGTTTTCACCTGCGCCTCGCGTTCGCCCATTTTTTATGCAGTCTCCTGCCGGCCATTGTCATTGGCTAGAGACCAGTATCGCGCCAAGTCATCGAAACCCTGTCCTTTTTTGTAGGAAACGGTATCCGGCATGCTGAACCGGTTCTTCGCAACGAACCCCGCACCTTCGTTCAGGTGTATCTGTCGCTCTTTGCCACCTTCGGCATGAGCAACCTTCGTTTGACGGGCGACCTCTTTTTCTTTGATCGAAACGCGGTAGTTCAAGAACGCAACGATATCGACTTTTTCGCGAACCAGTGCGTTTGCTCTTTTATGTAGTTTGACCGAATATCTCGAGTATGGATCTGTGATAGGGCTGTCAAAGCGGACAATCTCCGGGTGCGCGAGCATCACCACGTATATTCCAGCCCTCGCCAGAGCCGACACGGCGGCCATCAGCTCATTCCATTCGGTGTCGGCCTCAACATACCCGCGGCCGAACCCAGGTTCTTCAATACTCGCCACGCCCAAGCGCGCGCATGTCGCACGCCAGACAAGTGGTTCCAGCCCGTCGAGGCTGTCGATAATCACGGTGCGCCGGTCGTGCTCTTCGGTCAGCAGTTCGCCGATGACGTTCAGCAGATCGTCGAAGGATTCAATTGTGCCTGGCGTTGCCATTTCGATGTCGGACGGCGGGCGCTCACCTTCGGTTGCGAGATAGATCGGATCTGGAAATTCTGCCGCGAGCGACGTTTTGCCGATGCCATCGACACCGTAGAGAAGTATCACAGGCGGATCGTTTCTCTTGGTCGACTTGAGGCTTGAAAGAGATAGAGCCATAGGTCTCCTCGTGTTCAGTAGGTGTGGTGGGTAACGGTGATTGCGGCGATGACGGCCGCAAGTATGAGCCAGCCTACGAGCCATGCCGGCGGGCTTGTGAGGGCAGCTGCGCAGTTGTCGCGTGGAGGTCTGCTGGGCATTAGTGCGCGCCCCACAGATAAAGCAGCCCGTAGAACGGCAGTAGTAGGTTCCAGAACAGGAACGCTGCGATTGTAGTGGCGATTGCCAGCGCGAACGCTGCAAGCGCCAAGGATTGCCCGATGCGTCCGACACCAGGCTTTCGCCCGGGATCGATGAACGGCACGTCAGCCGCGGCTTTTGTGGTGAAGGAAATCATGCCAGCACCCATGCGTAGAAGCCGACTGCAAGCGCGATGGCAGCTACAACCAGCAAGCCGTGCACGAACTTGTCACCAAGGCCGAGCGTGGTTTCCGGCTCATACAACGTGTCGCCGTCGGCGTAGTCTTTAGGCGCATAGTTGCGCGTATGGCTGTACGTGGTGGAGGTCATCACGCTGCTCCCCTCGTCTTGGTGCTTTTCGTAAGCTTCACCTTCTTGGTGAAATCGACTGGAATGACGTTGTCTTCTTCGGGCTTGTCAGCCTCGACACCGCCGTCATCCTCTTCTAAATCGGGCTCGACTTCGAAGCGCGAGACTTCAAGTTGCACAAGGCCGGTGCCGGGGATCATGAAGCGCACGGTCAGCCAGCGAAAGCTGTCGCGCTCCTCGATGATGATGCCCTTCCATTTCCACAGCTTGTGGACGACGATTTCGCCGGGTAAGTCCCAGCATTCACCGCATTCGCAGGTCATGCGGCACCTCGAATCTGCGCCGCCTTGGCACGCCATACAGCTCGCCAAACGCGTAAGCGCCATGGAATAAGCCATCCGAAAAAGCATGAAAGAACCGTCAAGCTGCCGTAACCATTGACATCAAGCCCATACAGGCCATTGCCGATCCATATATCGATGCCACGATTGCGATTGGTGGCGCGATACTCAGTAAAATTCCATTCGGCTGGGCTGTTCTTCAGCGCATCCAGCACTGCCGAAATCATAGGATTGGTCATGCGGCACCTCTTTTCGATGCGCGGTGGTAAGTGACTGGCGCGTTGGAAACGTAACGGCCGTCAATAAGACGTGCCGAAGCACGCGCCTCTGCTTTTTGCGCGGTCGTCCGGTAAGGCTTGCGGTTCGTCATATCCCGCTCGCCAGTTCGCGTATATTTCGTTTTCAAGATTGCCTCCTCGTCGGGAGGTTAGTCGTCGGCCCCGTCATCCTCGCGGTCGGCCTGCCTCAAAAGGCTAGTGGACTGTGCCTGTAAATGGACCGTCTAGAATGGTTATGCGGGGCAGCGAGACATAGATGTCCATGCAACCTCCCGAATAACCGCCGTTATAAGTTGTGCGGCGCAGAACGGTCTTCTCTGTTGGCTCTGGCGCCGATAGCGTGGGCGATCTTTCCGAAAGCAGCGACCAGGCGTGGCCTCTGGTAATGCCCATCAATTCCGCAATCTTCCCGAACGACGCGCCATTTTTACGGTGCGCGGCGGCAGTTGCCTGCAGTTCGTGCCTTGATGAATGCTGCATGTCTCCTCGTGTGTGGTTGGTGACTGTTGACAAGTGCCGTGTCTAACGGCATCTGTCTGGTCGCGCGGGGTGGTACCTGCGAAGGAAATCGCGGCGTAGAAGCGGCTTCGGCCCTCCTCGTGTTAACCGCGACGTACGGGCAGGCTGGGGTAACGGGTGGTGCCGACCCATAACAGCCTGCTTTTTAGTTGGCCGTCTTATACTGCGACCAGATAATCGCGGCGAATTCCTGCCGATCGACTTCGTCCAGCGCGGCCCACGCATCCCAGAACGCTTGACGCTTTCTGTCCTTATTGGACGCTACTACTTTGGCTGTGCCACCGGCAATAATTTCAAGCGCCTTGTCGGCGGTTATTGGCTTGGGCTCTGGCGCTGGACGCGCGCTAACCTTTTCGCCACGCTCTGCTCGGCTGATAAGCTTTTCGCGTTCTTCGTCAGGCAGGCCAATGAGCGCATCCATTTCGACGCCCTTGTCTAGGCTAGTGCCGACGATGCGTTGAATGTCATGGCCGAGTTTTTCGGCGCGTGCGATTTTTTGATAAATCTGAGTTCGACTATTGCCAGTAATTTCAGAGGTTGACGTCGCGAACCGTTTTTCTTTTTTCGGCGGGTTTTTATATCCAATTCGTTCGTCCGCATTCCGTACACTCGAATTGGCTTTATTCATCTCATCCCAGATTACCTTACGCCGCGCGATATGCGCCGCTTCCTCTGCCGGAGACAGTTCCGAACGGGCTAGGTTCTCGTCGATCTCCATGAGCTCGGCATGAAGATCGTCAACATCATGAACCACGCATTCTACATATTCTTCGCCGTTCATTTTGAGTGCCGCTAAGCGGTGGCGGCCATAAATCAAAACCGCCACCCCATCGCATAACTCTCCGTCATCCATGACGATTTCGTCACGGATACAGACCGCCGGCGGGTTCATTAGTCCGACTTCGGCAATGCTCTTCGCAATCTCTGCAACTTTAGCTCCATCAGCATTACGATGGCGATTGCCGATAAATATGTCGTCAATGAATAACCGCCGACGTTCCATAGTCAGATCACCTCAGGCAAAGATGCGGGGGATGTGGCAACGGCCAGGGATCGGCCTGCGCGCCAGATCAGGAAGTGATGCACGATCCCACGTGTCCACTGCTGGCGTGTCCACTTGACTGTCTTTTCGCGCAAAGCCTCGCGAAGCGTATAAATTGGGTTACGACGCTTAAGCATCTCACCAGTGCGGAAGGCCGTGAAGAAATGACGGATATCATCTTCATTAGCGCCCAAGGAAAGAAGGTGGAGCGCGGCGACACCTGGTGCAGCAGACCCAAGTCCCTTCTGTGGATTTCCGATAAGGGAATTGGCAAGAACGATGTGCTCTTGGTTCTCGAAATAATAATCCTGCGCTTCTGCAGGTGTAGCCGCGCGACCATTGTACATCTCGAACGCAAGGTTTGAGATAGCGGACATATGCACAGCGTTAGGAATGCTTGCGATATTCAACCGATCAACGCCGGTGCGCTTGCGACCGATATTAACGGTGCGCATCGATTCCTTGGTGACGCCGTACGAGACGACCGATTCAATTGGCTGGCCAGTCAGCAAGACGCCGAGAGTGCGATGCTGACCATCGTTCACCGTGCCGTCCTGACATACAACGATTGACTCGCCGTTTAGATCAAAGCGATGGGTTGCGATATCTCGCATAATAGCGGCAAGGTTGGCGGCATTAACGCGGCGGTTGCCGATGTTGTGCATGAGTAGGATCTGCGCTCGTTCTGGCGAAATGATATGCACATTGGCGCGAGCATCGCCATCGCGAACAAGGCGCTGATGCCATTCCGATGCCTTGGTGAATTCTGGCGATTTGCCATAGATGAAGAAACCAGTTACCTGCCCCACGTTGATCAGGCGAGCAGCAAGGCGGGCAGCGTCTTCAAACTTTCCTTCACGTACCAGGCGGAACACCTTGTCGTGTTCGGTTTCTTCAACCGCAACGAGACGTGTTGCAGCTACCTTAGGCGCATCTTCAAGAATACGCGGTTTGGCAACCGCTGCAGGTTTATGAAACAGCGCTTCCGCACGAGCCCGTTCTGGCGTGTATCTCTTGCTGCGGGTCGTTACAGGGATTTCTCGGCCTCTGGCCTGTACAATCTGCATGTCATTCTCCTCATGGTTGTGTTTCAATTTTCAGCATGCTTATGTGTAGACGTCGGTGGGGAGCAAATAGCCACTCTGCAGCTTCGGCTGTTCTCATGTAGGGCAAGCGGCGCGTTACTGCGTTCGCTGAGAGGCGGCTTTAACCGTCAGAGCGTGGAGGTATTGGCTTATGCTGAAACCTAAGTTGGTCGCAGTTCGTGCTTATGTGCGTCTGCGATTTGGCCGTCTTGAGCATGTGTGTGCTCATTGGCGGTCGTGGCCGGGACAACTGGCCTTCGATTTCTAGGCTGGCATTACAAACCAGCTCAATCCCCACCGACGCCTGCTAATAAGCATGCGTCGCGCGCCACTAGCCATCTCAGGCTAGCAGCGTCCCTATTGTCCTACGGCGGGCGGTTGTCATTGTCTGCTGGTCTGGTGTCCATCGTCATTCTCCTCGTGTTTTCTGGTCGGTCAGCCTTGGGTTGGTACTATCTGTCCGGTCGCGGAAGCTCCGGCTTCTCTTTGTGCAACTCATTCTCCTTTTCTGTGCTCCGGTCTTCTTTGGGCCGGTTGATGAGATTGGTATATCGTTTTATCGTTTTAATGTCAACACTATAACGATTTTATTTTCAGTGATTAAAATGATATTTGTGTGGAATGATAGATATTCACGCGTCAGACCTAGGATTAGGGGCACTCATACGTCAACGTCGCAAGGCTCTTAAATGGAGTCAGGCGGAGCTCGGCGAGCGCGTCGGCGTGAACCAAAATACGGTCTCCCAATGGGAAAACGGCGATGCGTCTAGCATCCGGAATTGGGAATCCGTTGCCGATTCTCTCGGTATCGAACGACTGTTATTCGCGCGTCTAATGGCTAATTCTGTCGTGCAGTCCGGCAAAACAGAACGACTTACGGCCGCTGTGAAGCCACTCGTGAGTCGCCCTACCCCTCAAATAGCGATTTCAAGTGAACATATTGGGGGCGAGCGTGACGTTCCAGTTCGTGGGCGCGCAGTAGGTGGCGATGACGGTAGGTATGAGTTTAACGGCGAGATTCTAGGCTGGGAGGTACGTCCGCCAATGCTTGCTGGAGTAAAAGAAGCGTATTCTGTGTATGTCGACGGCGAATCCATGTTCCCACGGTATAAATCCGGTGAAACCATTTGGCTGCATCCGCACGTCAAACCTCGCCGTGGTGATGACGTCGTTGTTCAGTTGCATGCGGACGAGGACGGGCATGAACCTTATGGATACATAAAGGAATTCGTAGGGTGGCAACCGAGCCGACTGGTCCTTTATCAATATAACCCGCCTCGAGAAGTCTTTTTCGATCGCGACCAGGTGATAAGCGTCCATAAGGTCGTATTCTCACAGCGATAATATCATTTCAATTATCGTTTTATCATTTTATCATTGACTACATCATGTTTTGGTGCGATACATCTCCTCGTGAACAGCACGAAGACAGCCTCACCAGCTTGATCTGCTGACCACCCACCAAAAAACACGAGGAGAAACCCACATGACCGTAACAGCACCGAGAAGAAGAAGTCCCAAGCCTCGCCCGAATGAAATCATCGGCGGCGGATTCTTTGTATTCCGCCGCGGTAAGAAGACTGGCCGCGTTGGCGTCTTCACCACCATGCCATACGAACACGGCTCGTTTGAACAGGCCTTAGCCGAGGCGACACGCTTGGCTGCCCTGTGCCCCGGCGAGACCTTCGAAGTCTTCCAGACGAGCGGCGCCGTAGCTTGCTGCACGCCGGTAGTGCTGGCGGAGGCTGCGTAAAATGGAGCGCAACCCAACCACCGAGCTCGAGGACGCTCCGCTATCGCGCGGACAAAAAAACATCGTCGACGCGCTGGCAGCGATTTATCCGCGCCGCATTTACATCAACGACCTCGTCGACAACGTCTATGCTTTCGATCCGAACGGCGGACCGGACAACGCGCACAATACGGTGCGAGTTCAAATCAGCCAGCTTCGTAAGCGCCTGCCCTCCTATGGCTGGACGATCCCGATGAACCACCGGGGCGCCGGAAACCACGGGTATTACCGCCTTGAGCCCATCGCAAACGACAACGTATCGGCGGCAGAACGGCCGGCGGCGCGGCGGAGGGCAGCAGCATGAACCGCACGCTCCTGGAAATGCTCGCCGACAATGAGTTCGAAACGGAAACCGACGCACCGAAGGCCGGCAATGTCGAGCCTATGCGCCGCCCTGACTACAAGGCTAGGAAACATGGTCGCCCGCAGCCGTGGCTGCGCTATGCGGCACGAGAAGCGGTCGAAATGACCGTTGTTATAGCCTTTTGCGTTGCCGCGTGCGGCGTTGGGTTGGGGTTATCCGCATGACACCATCACAACGAAAGCGAACGTTACAAAGGCTGGTCTCGTTACAGGGCGGATCATGCTGCTACTGTGATCGACAGATCGAGATTCTGCACCACACGCCGGGACGAACAAATCCGCCGCATCGCGCAACGCTCGAGCACCTTCGACGCAAATGTGAAGGCGGCACAGACCAGTTAGACAATCTGGCTGCCGCCTGCTCCGAGTGCAACGGCGGACGCGGCCTGACAGACTGGCTTACCTTCAAGTCCTATCGGATGGGCGAGACGGTCACAGCACACAGATAGCGACGGGGCGCTTAAGCCCCCGAATTTCCAAGAATGACAGCCCTTGCGCGTTTTTGCGCCACGGCTTTTTGCACCCACCAAACACGAGGAGAATAACATGCACAGACATGTATCGACGACGCACGCCGCTATGGCACCCATCCTGACTGCCGCTGAGTTCCAGCTACAAGGCACGACTGCTGCGCAAGTCCTATCGATCTCAAAGGCCGTACGCGCGCTTGGCTATCACTCCGAGGCTGAGACGCTGCGCAACACCGCTTTCGAACTGGCGCGCATTACTGGCGTTCGGTTCCGCTATGGCGCTCCAGGCCAGCGTCGCAATCCAGCCAATGACAACCGCCGCCGGCAGCGGAGGGCGGTGTGATGGTGGTGGGTGAACACGCCGTGAAGGCGGCGCAGAAAGCGTATAGAGAATGCGAAGGTGATAGCACGGAAAGCCACCGCGCCGCACTGCGGGAAAGGGAGTGAGGATGTCAGCGCGAGACTACAAGCGGGTATTTATCGTCATCGCGGCGCTCGTCGCCATATACCTCGCCTACCAGCAGATTCCGCACACTCACATCGGAGAGCGTGCGCAAGGCAGCTACGAGGGCGGCACCGCATCTGACGAGGATGTTTCGAAATCGGTTCGAGAGGCGCAGGAAGCCGCGGATAAGGCAAGCCGTGCCGGCCCGGCAGAAAGCAGCAAGTAATGGCGTCATACACCTTTGCCGACACCGAACGATGGTTGGACGCCATAGCCGGTGTCATTGCCTGCTTTCCGGAAACAGAACAGAATCTCCTGCCACTTTATGAGCGCGTGGAACGAATGCAGCGCAGTCTGACTGCAAACGATAATATTCGCGATCGTATTAAATCACGGCTGCGTCGAACGGCAGCGTGAACTTTTCCATTTGTTCTTTTCGCCATTCCAGAGAACCGCCCGTACCATATCGTGGGCGGTCAACTGTATGTCCCATCAACATTCGGCGCAGTTCATCGTCCAGGCCCGCCTCCTTCATGCGGTCCTCGAATGAGTGGCGAAGCGAATAGACGGTATAGCCGGCACCCTTCGGAAAAAGCTCGTTGTCCTTGAAATATTTATTCAGCGTCGCCGATAGCGTGTCTTCCTTGTTTTTGTAACGAGGGAAGCCATTCCGATGTTTCTTAAAAACCTCATGCGCTATACCGACCAACGGCAGCTTGCGAACAGACGAAGCGGTTTTAATCTCACGCGGATCTGCAGCGTCTTTTCGAGGCGCAATCAGGATATGCGGAATCTTGTCGGCAAGAAATATGTGCTCGGCCGTAATATTACAAAGCTCGCTTGGCCTGCATCCTGTTTCAATCATCGCGAGGACGATTCCGCGAGCTTCATCATTTAGACTGGCGAGTGGTCCATAGGTTAGGAACTTCTCCCGGATTATTGTGGTCGGGATCGGGGGCCTCGACTTTTCGACCTTCTCTGCAAAGCTCAAATCGCGGAAAGGGTTTGGCCGATCCCTATCCCCCATGTGCTTGAAATACTCAGCAAAAAGAACTCGCATCCCGCCCATCATGCGGTTGCCCATGCTGGCCGATATCGGCTGCTTCCCTTTGGCTGGCTTCGTTATCATTTGCAGCCAAACCTTATAAAATTTCTGCGCGTCCTCGCGCGTAATCTCCGCAATAGCCTTATCTGAAACGATCTTCACAAAATGGTCGATCGCCCGCTGCTTGTGTGCGCGCCACCGCTTTTTCTGAATTTCGCTCTTACCCGTCAATTCGTCGGGAGTGATTTCATCAAAGTAGATTTTCAGGGCTTGCGTCACAGACACTGACGGGATGCTCGCGGCGCCCACTGCGGCTGCGTCTTCTACTGGATTGCCAGTTACTAGGTTTAGTCGGGCCGCTAGAGCGTCATCTGGCATCGCAAGTAGCCTATCGGCTGGCACATATGAAATGCCGATAGCGTCGGCTCGCTTGATTGCGGCATCATAAAGTGCGCGAGCCTTATCGCCATCCGCTCCAGCATTTAGCATTGACCAAAGTGCATCGTCAGCAGATTCGTACTCGTTGCGCTTCGTCATCGCCCGAGCGAGATCGGTGGTTTTTAGGCTTATGCGGACGATAGGAGCGCGACTATCCTTGTCTGCCACAGACTTGGGAACACGGCGAACGTACTGATAAACGCCGTCGCGATCTTTCAAATAACGATGAGGGTCTGATTTAATGCGATAGCCAGCCAT